GCCCGACCTTCGCCGGCATGAACGGACCACAAGAAGCACGGTATGCACGCAGGTTGGCGGAATACGCTACCAGCACCGACCTGACGCCAGGCATCCAGTCCCTCATCTGGACCTTGGCGTGCGTGGAGATTGAGGAGGAGACCCTGCAGGATTACTGCAACGAGCACGGCACCTGCTACCAGGTAGTGGGCACGGCCGGCGACCTGCTGAGCAAGATGCGCCCGGAGTGGAACCAGCTAAAGGAGGCCCGCCTCCGCAAGCAGGCGCTCATCGCACGCATCGAGCACAAGGTGAAGAGCGCGGAGGAGACGGCCGAAAGCACGGAACAGTATTTTGGCTGATACCACCTACTACTTCGACAAGGCCAGCGCGGACCGGGCCGTCAACTTCATCGAGACCTTCTGCACCCACGTCAAGGGCGAGCTGGGCGGGAAGCCGTTCCTGCTGGAGCCGTGGCAGAAGGACGACATCATCCGCCCGCTGTTCGGGTGGAAGCGAGCCGACGGCCGGCGCAAGTACCGCACCTGTTACGTGGAGATCCCGCGGAAGAACGGGAAGTCCAACCTCTCGGCAGCCATAGCACTGTACATGCTGTTCAGCGACGGTGAACCAGGCGCCGAAATTATTAGCGCGGCAGGCGACCGCCAGCAGGCCAACATCGTGTTCAGCGTGGCGCAGGAGATGGTCTACAACAACGCCGAGCTGCGCAAGCGTGGGAAGGTGTACCGCAACCAGATTCAGTACAAGTCCAGCTTCTACAAGTCCATCAGCGCGGAGGCCTCCACCAAACACGGGTTCAACTGCCACGCGGTCATCTTCGACGAGCTACACACCCAGCCCAACCGCGACCTGTTCGACGTCCTGGTCACCTCCACCGGCGCCCGTACCCAGCCGCTCATCATGGCCCTCACCACCGCCGGCCATGACCGGAACAGCATCTGCTGGGAGGTGCACGAGTACGCACGCCAGGTCAAGGAGGGCAGCGTCAAGGACGAGACGTTCCTGCCGGTGCTGTACGCTGCCGATGCGGAGGACGACTGGAGCCTGGAGGAGACCTGGAAGAAGGCAAACCCCGGCTACGGCAGCATCTGCCGGCCGGAGTATTTTGAGCAGGAGGTGCAGAAGGCCAAGAACGTACCCAGCTACCTCAACACGTTCCTGCGCCTCAACCTCAACATCTGGACCAGCGCGGAGCAGGCGTGGATTCCGGACGAAATCTTCATGCGCGGCGCCGACCCGCTGCCGCCGGACGACGTGCTGCTCGGGCTGCCCTGCTACGGTGGCCTCGACCTCGCAAGCACGCAAGACCTCACCGCCTTCGCCCTTCTGTTCCGCGACGAGGAGGCGGACTGCTTCTACCTCAAGGTGCACCAGTTCGTCAACAGCGAGAAGGCCGAAAGCAAGAAGCTCAACGCCGGCATCGACTACCTACGCTGGGCGGAGGAGGGGCACATCACTGTTATCCCAGGCAACCGCACCGACTACCGCTACATCAAGGAGCACATCGTGCAGGCAGCGGCCAAGTACGACCTGCGCAGCATCGGTTACGATCCACGATTCAGCACCTACATCGTGAGCGAGCTGGTGGCGGAGGACATCGTCATGCACCCGATGGCGCAGAACATCACTACCATGAATGGCCCGACGAAGGAGTTCGAGATGCAGATGCTGTCGGGCAACATCGTCCACGGCGGCAACGAGGTGCTGCGCTGGCAGATGGGCTGCGCGGTGGTGTACATGGACGTCAATGAAAACAAGCGGGTGGTGAAGGAGAGCTACAAGGAGAGCAAGAAGGTCGACGGCGTCATCGCCTCCATCATCGCCATGAACGAGTACGTGCACGAGCGTACGAGCGGCAGCTTTGACGAGTTCCTAGGCGTTATTTCACTCTGATTACCTTTGGCGCACATGGCTACCATCTGGGAACGTCTGGGGCTGCAGAAGCGGGCCCGCATCGGCAAGTTTGACAGCGCCACCATCGCGCAGGAGCTGGGCGTTTGGGCTATGACCCGGAGCGGCGCCAACGTCAGCGAGCAAAGCTCGTTAGCTATCTCTACCGTGTACGCTTGCGTCTACAAGATTGCAAGCACCATCAGCAGCCTGGGCCTCGACGTTTACGTCCGGGACGGCGCATCGGTAGACGTAGCCAACGCGCATCCTGCTCACGACCTTATCAAGTACGAGCCCAACAGCCGGCAGACGGCCTACGAGTTCTGGGAGACCATCGTGGCGCAGGCCTGCCTGTACGGGATGGGCTACGCCATCATCGAGCGGGACAGCCGTGGCTACGCCAGCAGCATGACCATCGTCGACTACTACGACGTCGAGGCGAAGGTGGTGAACAACGAGCCGGTGTACGTCGTCCGCGACTACGGCGTGGTCCGCACGGAGAACATGCTCGAGATCTGCAACTTGTTCCGCATGTCGCCCATCCGCCTGCACCGGGAAAACCTGGGGCTGGCGAAGTCCGCGCAGGATTTCGGGGCGGAGTATTTCGGCAGTGGCGGACAGATGACTGGCATTCTGTCGACGGACCAGCCGCTCAAGAAGGAGCAGATGGACGTTATCCAGGAGAGCTGGAACAAGGCGCAGACCCAGGCCGGCACCAAGCTGCTGCCGTTCGGCTTCAAGTACAACCGCATCAGCATCTCTCCGGACGAGGCCCAGTTCATCGAAACGCGCAAGTTCCAGGCTGAGGAAATCTGCCGCATTTTCAGCGTGCCGCCGAGCCTGGTGCAGCTGCCCTCGCAGACGACGTTCAACAATGTCGAGCAGCAGAACCTGCAGTTCGCGAAGCACACGGTAACGCCGTGGGCCAACCGCATCGAGCAGGAGATTGACCGCAAGCTTATCCCGTCGTTCGACCGTCCGCGCATCTACTCCAAGTTCGCCCTCAACGACCTGTACCGCGGCGACATGGCGGCCCGTGCCAACTTCTACCAGCAGATGCTGCAGGCTGGCGTCATCAGCATCAACGAGGCCCGGAGCAAGGAGGACTTGAACCCTGTCGCAGGCGGCGACATCCACACCGTCCAAGTCAACCAGATTGCCCTGTCGGAGTTCGGTGCATATTCGCAAAAAATAGCAAATGAAAACACAGGAAGCATTTGAGCAGGAGGTCCGCAGCCAGTACGGTGATGCGGTAGAACTGCGCGTCAGCGAGGTCCGTGCGGCCTCCGACGACACCCTGACCATCAGCGGATACGCTGCCATGTTCGACGACGTTACCGACCTGGGCTACTTCAACGAGCGCATCGCTCGCGGAGCTTTCGACGGGGTGATGGATGACGACGTCCGGCTGCTCATCAACCATGCCGGCGTCCCGCTGGCACGGACGACTAACGGCACCCTCGACCTGGAGGTGGACGACAACGGCCTCCGCTACACCGCACGCCTGGCGGACACCACCGAAGGCCGCGACCTGTACAAGCTCATCAAGCGCGGCGATATCTCGCAGTCCAGCTTCGCCTTTACCATCGAGGATGAGGAGTGGGACCGCAAGCAGAACCTGCGCACCATCAAGCGGATGGGCAGCCTGCTCGACGTCAGCCCGGTCACTTACCCGGCCTACCCGACGACCACGGTGGCCGCTCGCATGAAGGCGCAGCAGGAGGAGCGGTCCATCGATCCCGAAGACGAGGAGCTGCTCGACGACATCCTCGAAGCAATCGACGACATCAAGCTCAAAATCGAAGAGGCCAAAGCCATCGAAGAGCAGGAGGACGTTATGCCCCAAGAACCCGTAAATTCTGAACGTGCTACATTCGCACCAGTTAACACACGAACCATGAACTTGAACGAACTGAAGGCGCTCCGCGCCAAGTACTACGAGGAGCACGTCGCCCTCGTGGAGAACCCCGAGAAAGAAGGCCGCCAAATCACCGAAGCTGAAGAGCAGCGGGCCGAGTGGTTGGTTGCTGAGGTTGCATCTTTGGACAAGCGCATCAAGCACCGCGCCGACCACGAGAAGATGGTCGCCCGCATGGTGGGTGGTGAGGCAGTGAGCCGTGGCGAAGAGCGCGAAATCGAGAAGCTCAACGGCAAGTTCAGCCTGTCGCGCGCCGTCTTGACCGCAGCCAACGGTCGGTCATTGGAAGGCATCGAGGCAGAATGGGCACAGGAGGCACAGCGTGAGATGCGGGCCCAGGGCTTGCAGGCTGTCGGCCAAGTGGCCATCCCGATGAAGGCCCTGTACCGCGCAGGTGCTGCGGACAACTTCCAGGCAGGCAGCGACGACGGTTCCGGATTTGTGGCTACCAACGTCCCCGGCGCTATCGGTTCGCTGATCGCTCCGGCTGTCATCGAGCGGTTGGGCACGACTGTCATTAACGGAGCCACCGGCAACCTGAAGTTTCCACGTGTATCTGTCGCACCGACCGGAACGGCTGAAGGCGAAGTCGACGCCAACGCAGCGTCTGGCATGGAGATGGACGAGCTGACGCTCAGCCCACAGCGTGTATCTGCAAAGACGACCTACTCCAAGCAGCTCCTCCTCCAGGGCGGCGCAGCAGTGGACCTGGTCATCGCGCAGGAGTTGAACGCGGCCATGAACAAGTTCATCGACACGAAAGCTTTCGACACGCTCGACGGCGCATCGGTCAACGACTTGAGCACGACCGGCGCAAACACGGTGATGAACGCAGCCCTTGCTGTAGCGATGGAAGCTGCCGTCCTCGCTGACGGTGCCGACCTCGCCAACTGCTTCTACGTCATGAGCCCCTACGCTTACCAGCTCGCGAAGAACGCGGCGCAGGTTTCGTCGGTGTCTGCTTTGTACGACCTCGCCAGCAACACCTTCAACGGTTACCGCGCTATCGCTACGCCGTACCTTACGAACGTAGACGCTACGACCGGACAGGTTCTTTTCGGTAACTTCCAGCAGGGCGCCATCCTCGCCTACTTCGGAGGTATCGACCTGCTCGTAGACCCGTACAGCGCTGCCGGCAACGCGCAGATCGTCCTGCACGTGAACCGGTTCTTCGATTTCGACGTTCGCCAGGCTAACGCCCTCGCGAAGTGCAACGACGTTGCAGCGTCTTAATTGACCTGACACCATAGGCGAAGGCCCGGGGCACTCCCCCGGGCTTTCGTACTTTCGGGCCATGATGACCATCAACATCACAAGCTCGCCAGCGCTCGATGACATCGTGACGGTGGCAGCTCTCAAGGCATTCCTGCGCGTAGATCACAGCGATGAGGACACCTACATCACCGCGCTCCGCCAGGTGGCCATCAGCTACGTGGAGAGCATCACAGACACCCGCCTCGGCGACGTGACGGCGGTGGGCTACATGGACAGCTGGCACCCGGTGGCTATCCCGGTAGGGCCGGTGCAGAGCATCAGCTCTATCACGTACACCTCGACCAGCCAAACCACGCTGACCCTCGGAGCTACGCACTACTACACCGACCTGGTAAGTAAGCCGGCCCGCATCCGTTTCGTCAGCCCGCCTGACCTGTACGACTACGCCCTCAACCGGGTGCAAGTGAACATGACCATCGGCTACCCTGAAGCGTCCATCCCCACGCCGCTCATCCAGGCGGTGCGCCTGCTGGTGGGCCACCTGTACGAGGCGCGCACAGAGGAGGTGCAGGGCACCATCACCACCCGCATAAAGATGGGCCTCGAAGCACTGGTCAACCCCTACCGCGTCCTGTCATGAAGTTCGGCCGTATGGACAGCCGCATCACCATCGAGCGGACCACCACCACCACGAACACCTACGGCGAGCGGGTGAATGCGTGGGGCACGCTGGCGACGGTATGGGCGGACGTCATCTACCGCGAAGGCAGCGGAACGGAAAGCATACAGAGCGCCCAGGTGCTGAGCAAGCAGCCGGTCCACTTTCTCATCCGCTACTCGACGACGGTGGCGGACGTCAGCCCAAAGGACCGGGTGAGCCACAACAGCAAGCTGTACAACATCGAGACCGTCCAGGAGATTGGGCGGAACGACGGTCTGCGCCTCACCTGCACCATCCGCGAGTGATGTTTAGCGCACGCATCGACGGACTTGACCGCATCCAAGAACGCATTAGCAAGGCGGTGGAGTTTGGTGAACTAAACCGGGCGCAGGTACAGAAATCCTACCGCAAGGTGGCCATGATCTACGTGCGCCGTGCGCAGGCTATGGTCAAAGACGCCGACAAGACCATCTACATCAACCGACGCGGAGCGGTCATCAAGATTGAGCAGGGCACCTTGCGCCGTTCGATGGGCACGTGGACAGCCAACAAGAAGTTTCCTACCATCCTGGCAGGACCGAGGGTAAACCATCCTATGAAGCGCAAGGTACCGGCCAGCGCGGACGCCTGGTTTGCGCACATCGTGGAGCACGGTGACTTTCCGGATGAGTTTGGGGGCAAGAACACGGGGCACCCAAACTATCTCATCCACAAGCGGGCTATGGAAGCTGTAGACGCCACGATGCGGCAGAAGCTCATAGGTGAGTTGCAGAAGGAGTTCTCACGCTACATGAAATGACAATAGGAAAAGCCATCTACTACCTGCTGAGCAACGACGCCACGGTGTCGGGGCTGGTCAGCACGCGCATCTTTCCGGAGGTCGCGGACCAGGAGCAGGCCATGCCGTACATCGTGTACAACATCCGCAGCAACGACCCGAGCGACGTGCAGACCGGGCCGTCCTCCTTGGACACCGCAAGCATCGAGATAGCCTGCTACTCCACCAGCTACACCCAGGTCATCGACGTGGCCTCGGCGGTGCGCCTGGCGCTGGACCGGGTGGGAGGCACGTACAGCGGCGTCAACGTGCAGAGCATTCAGTACACCACGGAGACCATGGACTTCGAGGAGGCACAGCGGGCCTATAAGGTCATGGCCGACTACGAGGCGCGCATCGACCGGGGCAACCTCACGCTGCCAACGGTGACCGCCGTCCGTCCCGATCTCATCATTCGCGGTGCCGTGTACGACGAGCCGCGCACGCTGACGCTAACCGATGGGACAACCTTTACGGTAAACAGCGACGACCACCTCATCTTCGCCAACTATGCATCGGCATCCGGCACAGCTGCATCGACCCTTCGGCTGCCGGTAGTGGCCGGCAACGAGGGCCGCGAAGTGCGCATCAAGACCGGCAGCAACCTCAGCAACCAGCGCACGCTTACTGTCCGGCCTGCAGCTGCAGACACCACCGTGACCATTGACGGCAGCGCATCGGCCTCGATGGACCGCGATTACGACGGTATCACCGTGCACTGCATCGGCGGACAGTGGTACATCACTCAGCGCAAATCCAAGTAACCCGCATTCCTTACATTCGCACTATGATTGTCACCCTCAAGCAACCCCTCCAGGACTTTGGCTACGACTGGCCGGAAGGCTTCCAGGTCGAAGTATCCATGAAGTTCTACCGCAAGCTCGTGGAGAGCGGGCACGTAGACGCGCACCCGGAGGACGAGAAGTACAAGAAGGCCGCGAAGCCTAAGAAGGCCGCAGCTGTAGTAGATACGGAACCCGAAAACACCTAATACCATGCCCCAAACTACCGGCATCCTGAATGCCTCTAGCATTCGCTTCTTCACCGGCACCACCGACGGCACCCACGTTGTTGTCGCTAACGTGACCGAGTGCAGCATCTCCATGTCTACGGACGTGCGGGATATCACTACTAAGACCTCCGCAGGTTGGAAGGAAATCCTGCCGGCGCTGAAGTCCGCATCTGTCAACGTCAGCGGCTACTTCGCCGAGGACGCCACGAACGGCTTTAACACGCTGGTCGGTTACCAAATCGCAGGCACGAAGGTCTTCGCTACTTTCAGCAACGTAGGTTCCGGATCTACGCCAAACATCGGAGACAAAGAATTCGACATTGCAGGCTATATCACGAGCATCGAGCAGACCGCAGGCTTTGAGGATAACGTGACCTGGTCGCTGACGATGGACTTGACGGGCGCAGTGGTACATGAGACCATCGCATGACCGTAACCATCGGCACTGAGACCTTTCAGCTGCGCGCCTCTTTAGGGGCGTGGCGGAAGTTTGAACGGAACACCGGCATCCGCATCGCGGCCATCGACCAGAACGACGTCACCGTCATTGCTGAGCTTCTGTACTACTTCGCCGAGGCAGGAGCCAAGGCAGAAGGCGCAGAATTTGACTACGACGTAGACAGCTTCCTGGACCTGTGCGAGGTCAGCGAGTTGCCTAAGCTGAGCGAAGCGGTCAGCACCCTGCTCGGCGGAGACGCCCAAAAAAAAAGCGGGGCAAAGGCAAGCCGGTAAACTGGGATGAGATTGAGGCGATGGGGTTGGGCCAGCTTGGCCTGACCCCGTCGGCGCTTTACGGCCTCACCTTCGACGAGTTCAACAACGCCCTGACCGGCATGTACGAGCTGATGGAGCAGCGCGAGCAGAGAGAGTGGGAGCGCACAAGGTGGATGGCTACCATGCTACTGAATCCACATACTAAAAAGCGACTGGCACCCACCGACCTCATAGAGTTCCCCTGGGAGAAGAAGTCAAAACCCGCTGCGGATGGCATGGCTATCTTGCGGCAAATAGCACGAAAGAATGGCTAAGCTCGGCGACCTTATAGTCCGCGTTGGTGCGGACACCCGGGAGTTCAACCGCGAGCTGGGCAAAATCCAGCGGAAGATACGGGAGACCTCCGACAACATCATGGACATGGGCAAGGCCATGTCGATGGGCGTGACGTTACCCATTGCCGGGTTGGGCGCTGCAGCTGTGAAGGCTGCCGCCGACCTGGAGACCATGGAGACGCAGTTTATCTCGCTCACAGGAGGCGCGGAGCAGGCCGCCGCTATGGTGGACCAGCTCAACCAATTCGCTGCAGCTACGCCCTTCCAAATCGAGGAAATTGCAGGCGCTGCTCGCCAGCTGCTGGCGGCCGGCACGGACATCTCGCAGGTGAACGAGCAGCTGCAGTTCCTCGGCGACATCGCAGCGACGTCCGGCAGCAGCATTGAGGAAATCACGGCCATCTTCGCGAAGGTTCAGGCGAAGGGGAAGGTGGAACTGGAGAACTTGAACCAGCTCGCCGAGCGCGGCATCCCGATATTCAAGGCGCTGAGCGATGCCACCGGCCTGCCGGCGGACAAGCTCGGAGCGGGAGCCGTCAGCGTCCAGCAGTTTAACGACGTGCTCAGGGGCTTCGCCCAGGAGGGAGGCTTCGCGGCCGGCGCCATGGAGCGCCTGTCTCAGACGGCGGCGGGGAAGTTTAGCACGGCCATGGACAACCTGAAGCAGGCCGGCGCGGAGATAGGGCGCGTCCTGCTGCCGTACGTGACCGCCGCCATCGACAAGGTCACGGAGCTGGCGGGCAAGTTCATGAACCTGGACAAGGGCACGCAGAAGACCATCGTGGCCATCGCGGGCATCGCGGCAGCCATCGGCCCGGCAATCATGGCGTTCGCTGCTTACTCCAAGGCTGTGGCAGGCATACAGGTTGCCATGGCTGCAGCTAAAGCGGCCGGCATTGCCCTAAACGCCACGCTGCTTACCAATCCAATTACCGGAGTGGCGGTGGCTATCGCCGCAGCCGTCGCGCTCATCATTGCCAACTGGGACCAGATCCACGCATACTTCACTACCGGGGATGGCAGCAAGACCTGGAACCAACTCAAGCAGACGGTGATGACCGCCGTCGACAACATCAAGCAGGTCTGGTCGATGTTCGTCGGGTTCCTGCAGATGGTATGGAGCCAATTCGGCGACGACTTCATCGGCATTGTAGGCAACGTCATGGACATTGTCTTCGGCATATTTCGCGGCGTGCTTGGCATCATCGGCAACTTGTTCCAGGCATTCAACAGTTTGCTCAAAGGCGACTGGAAGAGTGCCCTCGGTTATCTCGCCAACATCAGCATCACAATCTGGCAGACCATCACCCGCACGTTCCTCGGCGCACTTGAAACCTTAGGCCGCGGATTAGACGCTTTTCTTACTGCGGTAGGCGTGAACAGCAACATCGGCGGGTGGCTGGATGGATTGCAAGGCAAGGCGGACGCCTTCTTCGACAGCATCAAGTTCAAGTCCGACGAGGCGGCGGCCTCTGTGCAGAACTTCAGCGACAAGCTGGCGGCCATGCCGGCACCGTCGGCCAAGCCAGCAGCCACAGCGGGAACGGGTGAAGGCGGAGCGGCAGGCGGCGAGGCAGGAGCAGGACAGGCACCAGGCGCGATGACGGAGATGCCCAGCCTTGGACCGCAGCAGATTGCCAACCCGCTGCTGATGGCGCCGAAGCTGATGGCCGAGGTGGTAGACCAAAACCTGGGCCAGCTTGCAGTGCTGGAGATGAACACCAAATACTACGCGGAGCTGATAGCCCAGCACTGGGACTTAACCACGAATGCAGTGTTTGGATTCGCTGAGAATTTCGGCAACATGGTCGCTGACGTTGCAACGGGTTCTATGACGGTGGGCGAGATGGTCAAGAGCATGGCGCTGGACACAATCAAGAGCGTGATTGGAATGGTCAAGGCGAACGTAATTGCCAATGCCACCAACCCGCTGAACCCCGCCAACATCGCCTCCGGAGGTTTGGCTTCACCTGCTCTCATCGTGGCCGGACTTAGCCTCGTGGAAGGATTTCTAAACCAGGCGATGGCATTTGCTGACGGTGGCATCGTGAGCGGCCCGACGTTAGGTCTGGTGGGTGAGTACCCTGGAGCACGTACCAACCCGGAGGTCATCGCTCCGCTCGACAAGCTGCGCAGCATGATGGGCGGCATGGGCGGCAACGTCGTGGTCACCGGCCGCCTCGACGGGCGCGACATACTGCTCAGCTCCGAGCGTTCTACCATTGACCGTTACCGCACAAGAGGTTACTGATGCCAGCACCAGCAGTTCGCCTAAGGGCAGAGTTTAGCGACATCCTCGGCGAGGAGTGGCAGCTCAACATCCATGACGCCGACTATGCCGGCAGCATCGTGACGTTCAACGTGGGCGGAGACGCCTACGTCCTGCGCTACGAGGGCAACAACGAGGACCGGCACCAGCCTGTCATCGGCAGCACCCTCGAGTTCAGCATCGTGGAGAACGCCGCCGGCATCACTACGTTCCTGGACTACCTACCATTAAGCCAGGACGGGGAGTTGACGGTGACGTTGCGCTACGATCCCGACGGGGTGAACACGCTGTACTGGGCTGGCGTTATCCTGCCGGAGCAGGTGGTGCGCCAAGACCAGGACTACCCTGCCGAGGTGCGCATTATTGCGGCGGACGACCTGGGCAACCTGAGCGGCATCGACTTTGATAACGACGGTGCACCCTACACCATACTGGATGGCCGCACATTGCGAGACATCATTGTCAAGCATATCCTCGGTAAGGTTAGGACTAAAGACCACTGGGGAGCAACTGACATCTACGCAAGCCTGGACAGCGCGTTCACTCCTTCCAACCTATACGGAACGGGTGACTTTTTCAGCAACCTGGTCATCAACCCTGACACCTGGTTAAATGTCCAAGAGAACGGTGAGCAGAAGCTGTACAGCACAATGGAAGTGCTGCGCACAATTTGCTTGACATTCAACGCTCGCGTCTACTTGGCTAACGGGCGCTTTTGGTTTATCCCAGTTACGAGCCACCACGACAGCGCTACGCTCACTTACCTCAACTACTACAGTGACGGAACCTACACCAGTAGCAGCACTGTCAACGTAGCCCTCACGCTGCAGACCGACCTTATCAAGGAGGCCGGATGGGAATACACCCACCAGCTGCCGCTGAAAAGAGTTGAGCGCACGTTTAAATACAACGGCAACGCACCGCTCGCTGTAGCTGAGGAGTATTTGGAGCCGTCCTTTGGCACCAACATCTTTGACTTTAACGACTACACCTTTCCAGTTGGGACAAGGTTCAAGGTTTACGGGTGGTATTTGCACAGCATGACGCCGCAAGGTGGTAACAACCGACTGGCAAGATTGCAAGCTAATCTGACCATAAAGGCAGGAGGCAAATACCACAAGCACGAACACACATACAGCGGGTCAGCTTATTACTACAATTTTAGCACGCCTCACGCGCCTCGAGTATATGGCACTCCCGAATGGACTGCCGACAATACGGACAGGACAGAGCTGCCTTTAATGAACCTAAACGCCGCAACCGGCGACACCTTCCCGCTTATTCAAGGCAATTACAGGGGGTTCGGCTACACCACAGAGGAAATACCAGAAGAGCTCACAGGCATTGAGGTAGGATTAGATTTCGTTGTGCTCAACCCAGACGGCACCCCTAATGCAACCTGGAAGGCGGCAACAAACCTGAACTTTTATTGGTTCACTCTGGCCATTGAGAATGCCAGCGGAGATGAGATACTGTACGTCGCTACCAATGCGCTCAATGCACGCAGCACGCTGGATCAGGGGCGCGTCCTTATTGGTGATTACATGCCAGCCGGGGTGCCTTTGGGCAAGATATTTGTAAAGACAGGCGCCTCTACGTTCTCAACCTCTGAGACCTGGACTAGTGCCACTTTTACCACAGGACAAGACATCCACAGGTTAGGCGTGCAGGAGGTGCTGCGCGGGCAAAAGAACCCGCTGTACATCGAGCGCGGCAGCATCTACGCCAACGACAGCACAAAGCTGCTCCATATGTACAACGTGGTGCTCAGCGACAGCCGGCGGATGGGCATCTACCAGTACAGTTACAACGGCAGGATGCGCCGCTACGACGTGGAGATGTTCCACATCACCGGCAATGGCGATGACGTCAGCGTGGTTGACAAACCACCGCGTTTGATTAATCCTCCGATTGCACCAACAGGCGGAACAGTTGCACCTGATCCAACGGAGGAAATATCAATCACCAAAGCAGACGTAGCCACGCTGGAGCTGGACCTGCAGGACGTCGACAGCTTGGTGACGAAACTGTACAATACGTTCCAGCCGGTAGGGGACGACTTTGGCAGCACTAAGATTACCTACGAAGAGAGCAAGCTGGACGGCATGAACGTCGAGCTGACGCAAGGCCAGATTACCATGGCCTCCAGCTCCGGCAACACGCTCATGGGCCTGCGCGAATCTTCGCCCGGCACGTGGGACTTGTACTTGCAGGACGACGCCACGCCGACCCCCGCCAGCGTGCTGACCATGACGGCCACCGCAGCGGCAGGCGTGGGCTACGTAGGCATCAACACGGAGACACCCACCGCGCCGCTCGAGGTCACGGGCGCCGTCAAGATTACCGGCTCCATCACCATCACCGGCACCGTCGATGGGGTAGACGTCAGCGCGCTCAAGACCACCGTGGACGGGCTGTCCGCAGGCACCGGCGACACCTCCAACTTCTGGGCATTCTATCTTGCAGATTAAATGGCTATCAACTACAACCTCGTCACCGCCACCAGTGACGCCTCCTCGCCGGACACGGTCTTCACCGCTACGGCGGTGGCTACGCACGTCAAGTCCATTCGGATCGCAAACGAAAGCGGCGGAGCACTGACCTACCACCTCGCGGTCTACGACCACAGCACATCTACCGAGGTGCTGCTCACCGTGCCCGCGACCAGCCTGCCGGACGACGACGTCGACTTAATGGTAGAACCCATCAACCTACAGAACAACGACTACATCAAGCTCTACAGCTCCGGCGCCGGGGTGAAGGTGGCGCTGACGCTGGCGGAGAACACGGACGTGGCTGGGGCGACTACCTCCGACGACCTGGCGGAAGGCACGACCAACCTCTACCTCACAAGCGCGGAGCGGAGTAAGCTGTCGGGCATCGCCACCGGAGCGGAGGTGAATCAAAACGCCTTTAGCAACGTAGCCGTAAGCGGGCAGACGACGGTCGCAGCTGACGCCAAGACCGACACGCTTACCCTTGTTGCAGGGACAGGAGTAACGCTTACCACTGACGCAGGCGCGGACAGCATCACAATCGCGGCAAGTGGCTCCGCCTCCAACAGCTTTGAGACCATCGCCGTAGCAGGACAGAGCAGCGTGGTGGCCGACAGCGGCACCGACACGCTTACACTGGTGGCGGGCACGGGCATCACCATCACCACAGACGCCGGTGCCGACAGCGTGACCATCACTAACAGCGCGACGGGTGCCAACGCTTTCGGCAACGTAGCGGTCAGCGGACAGACGACGGTGGCAGCGGACAGCACGAACGACACGCTGACATTGGCCGCAGCCAACACCAACGTCGTCCTCACCACCGACGCGAGCACCGACACGGTTACCATTGGGCTCGGCACCGATTTGGTGGTGGGTTCTGTCACCGCTACCACTGGCAACTTGGCCACCCTCGCGGACGTTTCCTGTGTGGGCATTACCTCCAGCGGCACATCCAACCTGACCACGGCCGTCGTGGGCACCTCGCTGACGGTATCAGGAAACATCAATTTTACGGGCGGCGGCACCACTACACTGGGGCCAAACAACACCCTGCCCACCGACCCCAGCGACTTCCTCATCCGCTCCAACGGGAACGTGGACATTGTGCTCGACTACGACGACGACGAAAGCTCGCAGGCTTTCCGCGTCAAGGACGGAGACGGAGCGGTGATGTTCAGCGTGGACGAGGACGGAATCAGCGTAGCAAACGGGACCGCCTCCACCGGAGCCGTCCTGCGACTGGGAGAGGCCACCGCCAACGGCACAAACTACGTCGCCATCCAAGCACCCACCGCACTGGCAGCAAACCAGACCCTGACGCTCCCCAGCGCCGCCGGGACCAGCGGGCAGGTTCTCGCCACGAACGGCAGCGGGACGCTGAGCTTCGTCACCCGCAAGGCAACCCAGATAACAGGAAAGACCGTCGCCACCGGAGCATGGTCGCTGGTATCCGGATTCTACGAAGCCAGCATCAGCGACGCCGCCATCAGCGCAACCAGCATCGTCGACGTCATACCAGACAACGCCAGCGCTGCAACGGCCAAAACAGCAGAGGTCCTGCCCCGCACCGATAGCAGCGCCGGAGCGGTAAAGATTTACGCGAACAACGCCCCAGCCGCAACCATAACCGTGACCCTAAACATTTACGACCTATAAAAATGGCCGTCGGAAAATTCGCAACACCGGCCGGAGGCAGCGGAGCCGCCACCCCAGCCAGCACCACTCCCACGCTCAGCTTGACCGGCGGGACCTTCGGCGTCATAACCGCCACCGTCACCAATTACGCGAGCTACACAAATCCGAACTTTAACGCCAGCGCAGCCGTTGGAGGAACCACGACGGTCACGGACGCGAACGTCACGCACAGCTTCGACGTATCGCAGACCAAGCTCGGAAATACGCTGTACATCAAAGACACCAACGCGACAGCAGGGACGCGCACGCTAAGCGTCCGAGCGCAGGAGTTCGGCAATTACACGCAGAGCGCAGCAGCTACGGCCACCTACTCCGTGACCTACGTGACCGCGAGATATATCCGCTTTAAAGGCGTCACCAGCGCCGGGGTCGCGACAGCCAGTTACCTCGGCTTCGCCGACGTACGCCTGTACACCGGCACCGGGTCGACCGGCACCGCATACCCGACCACGAACGTCACCAGCAACACCAGCGAGACCGGCATCGTGCTATCTTCGGGATACGCCTATAATTCCACATACGACACATGGAAGGCAGCGGACAACAACCCCACCGGGACCTTCTGGTGGTCCCTCGGACTTGGAAACGCCGCGCTGAATTGGTGGCAGATAGAATTCCAGCCCGGCACATACCCGACCCCGCCGACCATAAAGAGCCTGCGCATCTACGGCAACAACAACCAGACCACCCACTTCCGCATCCTAAGCAGCAGCACCGGAGCCTTCGCCGGAGAGGAGACGGACCACGGATACTTCGGAATCAGAAACAACGCATACAATTACTACGGATGATGGAAGAGCAAGCACTCAAGACCGTAATCGACCTCCTCGGAGCGCGCGCCGTAATAGAACACATCACCGGACAGACACCCAGCGAACAAGTACGGGTCGCCTGCGTACTCGCCATCGGCGGTTCTGGCCAATTAACAGAACAGGACACCGCCACGATAGCAGCCATCACCAGCGAGCCATGACCGCAGAGCTACTGTACACCTTCACAGGCCACAACACCGCCAACGCCGAAATTGCGTACAACGTACATTTGAGCGAAGAAGAACAGGGAATGGAACTGCAAGACTTGGCGACGTTCGGAGCGATGGCCGTGGCAGCGGTCACAGCATACGCCACAATCAAGACCGACATGGCCCGCCTGAAGGAGCGCGTGATACAGCTCGAGAAAGCCGAGGACGAGAACGCGCAACAGCTCAAGAATATCAGCGCGGCAATTCACAGAATAGAAAAGGCCCTCGTAAAAGCCGGACTGATAGAATGACGTACAAATATTTCAAACTGGAGGAGTTCGACAGCCCCGACGCGCCCGGCAGCGGCGCCAAGATGGACAAGGAGTTCCTGGCTATGATTGACGAGGCCCGCCACCTCGCCGGGGTGCCCTTCAAGATAAACAGCGGGTACCGCACGCAGGCCCACCACAACAGCCTCGCCAAGAAGGGCTACAAGACAGCCAAGAACAGCGCGCACCTGCGCGGCTTCGCAGCGGACATCCACTGCCCCGACAGCTCCAACCGCTACGCCATCATCTTAGGGCTGCTCGGTGCGGGCTTTAACCGCATCGGCATAGCCAACACCTTCATCCATGTCGACAACGACCCAAGCCTCCCTGAAGACGTCATCTGGACATACTAAGCTCAAGCAGCACGGACCGACCACTTGGTCCACGGCCTACACCCGCAACGCATCCGACGGGCCGGCCAAGTTCCTCCTGCTGTCCGACGTCCACTTCGACTCCGTCAAGTGCGACCGAGACCGGCTGAAGCGGCACCTCGACGAGGCCGTGGCGAAAGACGCCGCGGTCTTTTGTTTTGGGGACTGGTTTGACCTGATGCAAGGCATGTACGATCCACGGCGCAGCTACAGCGGCCTTCGACCGGAGTACAAGTCCATCACATACCTCGACGACGTCATCGAGGATAGCATCGAGTTCCTTAAGCCCTATGCCGACCGGTGGCTGTTCATGGGGCGCGGCAACCACGAGACCAACATCGAGAAGCGCCTAAGCACCTCACCCATCGACCGGCTGTGCCAGGGCATGGGCGGCATAGTTTCGCCAGGCAGCTACAGCGGGTGGATAAAGGTGCAGATTTCACGAGCCGAGACCATCAACAAGATACCGATGCTGATGCACTTCCATCATGGCTACGGAGGCAACGCGCCACGCTCCAAGGGCGTCCTTAACGTCGACCTGGACCAAAAGGAATGGCCGGATGCGGACGTGATTGTGAGCGGACACACCCACCAGAAGTGGCACGTGCCGATGACGGTGGAACGCATCGGCAGGGACATGCAGCTGCGCGAGGAGACGGTCCACCACGTAAAGCTGGGGAGCTACAAGATGCTGGACCGCTTCGCCGGGTGGGAGGTGGAGAAGGGCTTCGCTCAGCCACGCCTAGGCGGGTGGTGGATGGACGTGCTGTTCCACCGCGTGCGGACCGCTGGCAGGGAGAAAATCAAGCACATCACTACCTTTACCGAAGCACACTAACCAACACCTGAACATGTGGGATTTTTTCGCAGACAACTGGGCAGAGCTGGCGCTGGCCCTGATCGGATTAATGGGCACAGTCACGGCCCTCACCTCAACCACGAAGGACGACACGGTGGTGGACATCCTCAAGCGGATACTGATGGCGGTGGTGGTGGGCAAGACGCCCACGCCGAAATCGTGAACCCTGGCACGGCGGCCCTGCTCAAGCTGCTGGGACGCTTTGACCTGACTGAGGTCTTCAAAACCAAAGGCGACCTGCGCCGGTGGTCCGCTAAGCGGACGGTGGGCGGCGTCATCGCCCTGACGGCCTGCAGCGACATCATGGCCCACGGCATCACGTGGCCAGCCGTTGCACTTTGTGCGGTGGCTGTGACGCCTTTATGTCTATCTTTAAGCGAGTAGAGTACGCAACGCTACGCAAGGTGAATTTGTTTGATTTGGTGAGCCCTGCCCCCAACGGGGGGTGGGGCTACTTATTTGCCCCTACCTGTAAAAAAGTTTGCAAAAAAGTTTGCAGGGATGCGGAACGGGCTGTAACATTGCCTTGTCAACCAATCAAACAAGCAAACATGAGTGAGTTCAAATACCTCGACATTGTCGAAGTTCGCGATAGCGAAACCCAGGAGTGGAAACGGCCAAGATTCTACCTCGGCAGTGTTCAATGTCCATTTGTGGGAACGACGCACATCACAATGTGGCCGGATCAGAATCAGTACACATGGACAGGTCATGTGGATTCATGGGCTTTTGTTCGCAAACATCAAGCCGAGCCCAAGTCCGAACCAGCACTAACCATTGAAGAGCGTCTGGACCGCATCGAGGCCGCCATCAAAAAACTCTGACACATGAAAGATTACTTGGAACTTCCAATCGCGGAGATGGAGGTGGAAGACGTGACCTTTGAAGTTGAGTTCAAAGCGTGGACAGACAAGAGCGGACCTGGACCGGACGAGAGCCACATCGACATCCTGAAGGTCACTTTGCGGTGCGGAAAGTGGAACATCGACGTGACCGAGGTGATGCAGTGCAGCGACGATCTGCGCGGCCAAATTGAGGCTTACCTCGACTTTACAAGCGGATACTGATGGACTACCGAGCACTCGAGCAGGACTACATCAACCTGCGCAAGATGTACGCCATCGCCCACAGCTTCATCGTGGAGGTGGAGTCAGGCAGCATCGACTACCTCGTCGTGCAGAAGGCCAAGCAAGTGTTAAACGACCTAAAAGAACTCGACTGATGCCACGCCATTACACACAGGAAGCGTATGAGGAAGCCCTCCGCTACGAGCAGCGCTTTACCGAACTGGTGCAGGAGCTGAAGGAACGCATCGAAGCAAAACACCCCGGACGATTCAATTTCAACAAGTGATGGCACGCAACCACTACACCACCAACGGCCCGCGCATCGCGTCTACGTCGATGCCGGAGCGGGCGCCCGAAAGCTTCAACGCCTGGCAGGAAGAGCTCCAGTTGGAGCGCGACCTCGAGCGCATCCTCGAGGACTTCAAGTACCAGCTGCGCGAGAAGCTGCGCACGGCGTACTACAACAACACGAGGTCACAATCTGTGATGTCAACCGACCCGAACGGGGCGAAATCCCATCATTAACCCCAAACTATACCCGTAATGTCTGATATTGACTTCACGACTTGGAAGCACTGGAACGAGTTGCCAAAAGAGGAAACCTGGTGTCTCATCGCATACCGCTGGAAAGCCATGGGCGACCCTTCGCGCATCCGCTACCAGGTGGATCGCACCATCCAAGGCGAGGCGCGCTGGTGGGGCACTGACCCGCTCCGCGGACCCTTCGAGATACTTGGATGGAAACCTTTTGACCCCATCTCCGTACAGGAGGCCATCAACCTCGAAACCATCAAGCAATGACACCGGAAACAATCCAAGCCATGCGCGACCTGCGCGCAGAACTGCAAGGCGTAGACAACGCCATCAAAGCCCTCAACCCGCAGCTGTCCCTTGGCATCGCCATGGCACTCACCCTCATCGACCGACGCATCCATGGGACAGCCAGTTGAGGAGTTCCGCAAGCTGGCAGCGGCGTACAACATGGCGCCGCACCACTTCCACAAGGACAAGCGTGGCTTCATCATCGTGACCCGGCAGGGCATCGACTATCTCCAGGCGCACCTCGGCATCGTGGTGACCTTTGAGACGGTGCTCGAGTGGTCCGACCCGGAGGCAGGCCGGTACGTCATCAAGGCCACCGGCACTATCCTGCGCAAGGATGGCAGCAAGCATTTCATTTCCAGCTTTGGGGAGACGAGCAAGGCCAACAACACCAACCCCTACCCCGTCGCCATGTGCGAGAAGCGCGCGCTGTCGCGGGTGGTCCTGAAGCTGGTGGGCATGTACGAACTGGGCGCGGTAGGTGAGGACGAACTATGAGCCAGCTACGCAAGAACATGAAGGACATGCTCGCTGAGACGGTGGGCTTCCTTGCACAGTTCCTCTTTATGGTTGGTATTTTTGTCATTATTGGCCTTGCTCTGGTCCTTGGTTACCGCATAGTCATGTGGCTGCTATGATAACCGAACTGCACGGCATATGGCTGTGGATTGCAGGCATCCTCGTCCTCGGTTATTTGTTAGTGAATAACATCGACCTGCGGTGGAGATTAGCAAAAGCAAATGCGCGCATCCGCAACCTGGAGAAGAAGCTGTGGACCAACGACGTCGAGGCTATCCTGGACGAAATCCTGGGAGATCCCGATGAGCGAGCTTGACGACTTCTTCGACGAGGCAGAGCTGGACAGCACCACGCTCATCGAAGTGCGACGTGTTCGCCTCGAGTCACTTATGCAGTGCACCGTCCTGTGGGACGACGAGGCAACCCTCGACGCCATCATGTACGGGCCGATGGATGACCAGACCTACCACCACCTTAACCTGCGCCTCATCGCGCACCTTGACCGGCCCGACTCACGCGGCCGATGGACACAAACCCAAATGGCACGTTTTATTAAATCCTTTACCCATGAAACTAACTATTAACGGCACCGTCAAGTCGGTGCAAGAGCCTAAGACCTACCCCTCCGGATTCACTATCTGCGACGTGCTCATCGAGAGCGGCAGCAACGTCTACCCCGTCACCTTCAAGAAGGACGACGTGGATGAAGCCCTCGCGCTGGTGGCCGACCACCCGATCACGCTGGAGTGCTACCTCAACAGCCGGGAGTGGAACGGCCGCTACTTCGTCGAGCTGAAGTACGCAGGCAAGCCCGAGGAGGTACCTGCTCCAGCTCCGGCCAAGAAGCCGCTCGCAGGACGCACCACCAACCGCATGGCACCACCGTCAACCCCAGCACAGAATGACCTGCCCTTCTGACGAAAACTACATGATAGTGACCAGCATGGAAGCCTTCCTCATCAAAAACTACGGCAGCTTGACCATGGCGGCTGGCAACCTAAAGGTCAGCCCGCAGACCATTACCAACTGGCTAAAGCGCAACCCGCGCGGGCTGCTGAAGCACATGCCGACCATGGTGCAACAGTGCAACGTCACCGAGACCCAAATCATGGGCGAGGTGCTGTACCACGAGGAGTACCTGCAGAGCATCGGACAATTCAAATCCTAAACCCAAATCAAATGGATTTCAAAACAATTATTGAGCAAGAACGCTCGAAGTTCGTAGATGGCAAGATTCCAGCTACGCACATCATGTACGACCAGTACATGGCAACGATGGATTGGAGCGGCGAATGGACCGAAGAGCAGCGTGCATTTGCTCGCCGATTGGTGGCCGAAAAGCTGACCGAATTAGCAACAAAAGACATCCCTGGCGTTACTTCTCACAACCGCTCACTAATGAGCAAGGGATGGGGCAGCGACGAGCAAAAATCGCAAGCTCGAACCTTGCGCCAAATTGTTGAAGATGTTGAAAGACGTGAATTGAAACGTGCACAGCGAAAGCCAAAACAAAAACAATTCCGCAGGCTAACTACCACAGAGCAGGAGAAGTTCAAGACCGAGGCGTGGGTTGAAGCGGGCAAGATATGCACGACTGGGCATGTCAAGGGCGTGTTTCGTAATCTTCTGCAAAAATGGGGCTACGATGGCGACAGCCCCAAATACTTCATTGTCCGAAACGGTATTATGAGCGATGAGCAATACGATAGTGTAGTGCTCAAAAAGAAATGGCCTATGAATTACGGCCAGTACAATCTATCTCTTCCAAATCAGCAAGCGGCACGACCGCAGTAACCAATGGAACACGCCAACGGCATTTGGATACCAGCTGAAGTGTGGGAGCTTGACCTGCCGCCCCTCCACCGGGTATTCCTTGCGCGTCTGATGGCGTTGTCGAAGCAGGACGGTGCGAGCTGGGCTGGGGACGAGTTCCTCGCCCACTCGCTCCGCTGCACCCCACAGCACGTGCGCAAAATGCGCCAGCAGCTGGAGGCCAGCGGACACATCGTGACCGACGGCTACGGCTACAAACGGCGCCTCCATGTCGAAGTTGCGCCTGTGGTTGCAAGCAACCAGAGAAGCAAGCAACCAGAGGCGCAAAAGTTGCAACCAGAGGCGCAAGAGTTGCAACCACAGTTGCGCCAAGAAGCAACCACAGTTGCGCAGAGTATAGAAGAGAATAGATATAGTAAAGAAGTAGTAAAGACCACCGCGCGTGCGCGCGAGGTTGTTTGGCCTTTCGATTCTGACCAGTTCATGAATGCCTGGAAGGAGTGGGAAGCCGATCGCCGCGAGCGACGCGTCAAGCCCTACAGCACCCGCGGCCTCCAGACCGCACTACACCGACTCCAACAAATCAGCGAGTACAATGAAGGAATCGCAATCCGAATTATCTCCCAGTCCATCGCCAACGGATGGCAGGGGCTCTTTCCTCTTGACAACAAGCGGGGAAATCATCAGCATGACAGACCACGAGGTAAGGACATCACTGCGGACGACCTTGCGCGCCTTGTGGCAAAGCGATACGGGCCTCGCTTTCCCCCAAACCACCAGTGACGACATGACCATCCGCAAAGCCCTCGAGCTGGGGCCGGAGGACACCAACGCCGCCATCCTGTACACCCTCAAGGAGCTGGTCAACGCGCTCGAGTGCAAGGTGACGATGCGCACAGCCACTGACTTCGACGACGCTATGACCGTCATAACCGAGAACTACGGCTGGACCCTCGACGAGCTGCGCCACTGCTTCGCCATGATCCGCACCGGACGCCTGGGGCCGGAGAACCTGTTCGAGCGGTTCAAAGCGCGCGAGCTGTACGCCTGCATGCGACAGTATGCCGACGAGCGGGCACGCCACCGCATGCGACATGCAGCCAAGTACGACCCCGACGTGCAGGACATCAAGCCAGCCACCGAGCGCACCGCCCAGTCCCTCACCGCCATAGCAGACGTGCTCGACCTGCCGGCCTACAAACCGAAGGCCGGTATCTTAGGGACCGATGGCGAAAGACAGCAAGGCGTGCCGGCAGCTGCACACCAAACCCAAAGCGAAGCCCAAGGGCAGGAAGCTCACCCACGCGCAGGCAGTGAAGAAGGTAGACCTGTGGTTCAGCAAGCTGGTGCGCTATGAAGCAGCAGACAAACACGGTAACGCCCGCTGCTTCACCTGCGGCAAAGAAGACCACGTCTCCAACCTGCAGGCCGGACATTTCGCCTCTCGCCGCTTTTGGGCTACACGATGGGATCAAGACAACGTCCGCACGCAGTGCGTTTCCTGCAACATTTACCGAGCAGGAGAACAGTGGCTTTTTGGATGCGCTCTCGAACGTGAGCAGCCAGGACGAGCTCATCAGGTTATGCAACGAGCGCAGCAGCACCGAGCGTACAAGGTGGAAGAGCTGGTGGAGCTTGCATCCCGATACAAAGCGGCTGCTCTACTTCACGCCAGTATCAAGCGAGTGGTACATCAGGCCGGAGGACGAGATACAGGTGCAGGAGTTGAGGAGTGAGCGGCTGCGCATCCTGCACTGGCTGGCTGAGAACAGCGGCATGAGCAACAACAACACCGAGTGGAATTACCACTGCTACTGCCTTGACCGCATCAAGGCGAAGCTGGTGGAGCTGACCGGCCACCAACCATTCGGCATCTGATGGCTTACATCCCGAACAGCAGGCGCCGCTCGCCGTGGGTGCGCAAGAAGGTGGCCTTCGAGAACGTGGCACAGGACACTAGGTACTGGTCCATGGACTGGAGACGAGCACGCGAGGCACACCTCCGCCAGCACCCTCTCTGCAAGCACTGCGAAGAGCTGGGCACCCTCGTGGATCACATCGTGGCGGTGACCGACGGCGGCGAGTTCTACAACCCCAGCAACTGGCAGACCCTGTGCCGTCGCTGTCACGGCATCAAGACCGCGCTCGAAACGCGAGCAAGGAGGGGGAAGGGGGGGCGAGAAAATGGTTG